AGTAAAGTCATTATCAAACAGTCAGATATAACAAGTAGTTTTTCAACATCAGACTCTGTCAGCATAGATAATGTGACGTATAAAATCATAAATATTGAGCAAGATCCTGTTAACTCTATTTGGATTATCCAAGTGAGGAACACGTGAGAGTACGAATCTCAAAATCTGAAGCTCAACTAGGTAAGGACTTAGAAGACGATTTAATAGGTTACATGAATGATGTAATGACTGAGCTACAAGATAAGTTACATACTAGAAACCCAGTGGACACAGGTTTTTCGTCCATGAATTGGAGTTTAACACGTGGTAGAGCATATAACAGTGTTAGAGGTAGTAAAACTAACGTACCGAGTAAGATGATCGTTAGATTATTAACTAAAAAAGCAGAGGTTATGCATTTAACTAATAACGTTAAGTATTTACCTGCTTTGAATGATGGCTGGTCAGCGCAAGCACCAGCAGGTTGGGTTGATTTAGCTATAGCAGAGGTGCATTCTAAGTATGGGTTATGACACAGATAGAATAGCAATTGAATCCAGATTTAAGACGATTTGGGGTAATACAACTGACATTGCTTGGGATAATATAGATTTTAATCCTTCTGATGACACAGAATGGGTTAGAATAGCTATTGTACCAGGCGAAGAGCAATTCGTGTCTATGGGTAAGATGAGAAAAGTTGGAGTTATTATAATCCAAATTTTTGTACCTGAATTTAAAGGTTCAAAGAGGTCCAATGAACTGATAGATTTAACTACAAAAACTTGGCGTAACAAAGAGTTTAGTGGAATTAGATGCAGAGAAATAACTGTAAATAGATTAGGACAGTCTAATGGGTGGTTTCAAACAAATGTATCGATTCCTTTTTGGAAAGAGGAGTCACTATGAGTGCTTTACGAGTTAAAATAAGTAAAAATAACGTTGGACCTATCGAAGTAACTATCGATAGTTTACCATCGTTTTTAAACAAAGGTTGGGAAGAAGTTGAAGTATCTCCGGTGGAGGAGTCAATAGAGGTTTCCCTTGAGTCTAAAATTGAAATTGAAGAAGAGGTAATTAAAGATGTCTAATCATATTGGAACAGCTGGCTCATTAAAGGTCGGCGCTTCATCTGCTACTACAGCAGTAGCAGAGTTAAGAACGTGGTCTATTGAGACTACAGCGGATACAATCGAAGATACAGCAATGGGCGGAAGTTCAGCTCGTACATACAAACCAGGTTTGACCAGTTGGTCAGGTTCTTGCGACTGTTGGTACGATGAAACAGATACAGGTCAAGATATATTTGTCGTTGGTGCCACGGCTGAAATTAAGTTATGGCCTGCAGGTGATGTAGGTTCAACTGACCCAGCATTTGAAGGATCAGTAGTCATTACTGGTGCATCATTTACAGCATCTGTAGACGGAATGGTTGAAGCAAGCTTCACTTTCCAAGGTACAGGCGCTTTAACTGAGTCAAATACTAATTAACAGTTTGCTGTAGATAAGGTTTACCTGAAAGTCGATTCCGAGTTCGATTTCTGCAGCAATTTATACTCGGGTTAAACTCGGAGATTTACTATGTCAGTTATTGATAACATGAAGGCTCACTTCTCAGATCAGGAAGTGAAGACCATTGAAGTTAAAGAATGGGGCGACGATGAAGGCCCTTTAAAGATTTTTGTTAAACCGTTTACGCTCGCAGAGCAAAAGAAGTTATATAGCATGTCTAAGAACGATGATATGGATATGTTAGCATACACTTTGATTATGAAAGCGTTAGATGCAGACGGAAATAAAATCTTTAACTTAGGTGATAAGCAAACCATTCTTAACCAGGTTGACCCGTTTGTTTTGGCTGACGTAGTAAGTAATATTACGCAATCCACATCAGTAGATGATCATTTGGGAAACTAAGAGCCGATCCATATAGACGTTCTGTCGTAGGTCTTGCGGATCGGTTACAAAGGTCAATAACTGAAGTAGAGAAATTTACTGTTGATGAATTCAATGAGTGGATAGCATATTTAACGTTACGACAAGAGGAAGAAAAGGGTGCCAAGTAAATTCAATATTGGAGTAAGCTTAAACCCCAGACAAGCGTTAAAGGGTTTAACCAAAATACGATCAGCATTTGGTGGAGTAGGTACAGAAGCTAAACGTTCAGGTTCGCTAATTAAGCGAACTATGGATAATAGTTCTAAAGCTATTGAACAAACTGCTGGTAACACTCGTAAACTCGCTAGCGCGATGAGTGGTCTCAGAGGATCTGTAGCAGCAGTAGCCGCTATAGCAGCGTCGACAATGTCGATCTTTGAGACAGGTGCAAAAATGGAGGCGTGGAGAAATTCACTCTCCGTTGTAACAGATAGCGCCAAAAACGCGGCTGACACTATCAAATGGTTAAAAGCAAATGCCCAAGAGTTGGGTATATCATTTGAAGGTTCAGTCGAATCCTTTCAAAAACTAGCTGCAGCAGCTAAAAATACATCTCTCAAAGGTTCTGAATTAAGACGAACGTTTAGAGCTGTGTCAGGAGCGGCTCGTGTTTTAGGTCTTGATGGTGAAGACCTTAGATTGATCATGTTCGCATTGACACAGATGATTTCAAAAGGTAAAGTATCGTCTGAGGAATTACGTAGGCAGATGGGTGAAAGATTCCCAGGTGCCATGCAGATCGCAGCAAGAGCAATTGGCAAGACAGACGACGAGTTTGAGAAGATGCTCAAGACCGGTAGTATCATCGCTGAAGACTTCATGCCTAAGTTCACAGACCAAATTGAGAAGGAATTTGGACCTGCTATGGCAAGTGCAGCTACGCAACCTTTAGCAGCTGTAGACAGATTAAAAAATGCTTGGTTTGACCTTAAAGTAACTATAGCTGACGCTGGGTTTATGAGATTAGTTGCAGATGCTATGGAAGGCATAGCTTCGGCCATGCGTAAGATTACACCATTAGTCAATGAGTTTGAAAGATTAGTTAAATTTGCTTGGAAAGGTTCTAACCTAGAGAAATTCTGGAAAGGTTTAAAAGAGAATTCTGACGGTGTTTTAGACGGATTAAAAGAGAAGTTTTGGGAAGTAATAAAGTTAATCCATGTTGCTTTTGGTCGAATAGGTACGGCGTCAAAAGAGTTATTCACTAAACTAGAACTACACATCAATAAACTTAAGATGAGTATGCTAGACTTTTTATCTCAGTTACCTGGTGTTACTAGCGCTGCTTTAGGTTTTGATGATAGTAAGTATGTAGGGTTTAAATCTACGTTAATGGCGGCTAATGGTCAACTATATAAATCTTTAGGTTTAATAGATGAGCAAAATTCAAAGTTAACTAAAAACGCATCAGATTGGGTCGCAAACGCTCGTAAGACTATGACAGCGGATGAGCTAAGAACGTCTAATGCAGAAAGAGATCATGATACGTACTTACATCTTTGGAACGATCAATTTCAAGCTGTTGCAAGACTAGACGGAAAACTTAAGAAATTAAAACCTAGTCCTACGTTCCAGTCAGATCTACAAAAGATTAAAGACGAATTCGATCAGATAAAAGAGAAAGCGAACATAGACAGTGCTAGTTTATTCGGTGATGGATTAGTTATAGGACCTATGGGCGGAGCTTCAGAACAAGCTTTCGCTTCAATGATGAAGTTAATCGAAAAGGCTGATGAGTTTAAACTTAAGATTGGTGAAATCACTGAATATGGTGTGGCATTTGGAGATAAATGGGCCGAAATGGCAGAGCAGTTTGGAACGCCTATGCAAAGAATAGGTGAACAAGTTGCAGAAATATTTGGACCAGGCGGCACATTCTCTAAAGGCGTAGGTGACGCAGTTGCAAGTTCAATCTTACAAATGAATTCGTTTAAAGATTCAATTAAAGCTGTTGGTAGAGCTATTATCCACGAGGTTATATCTAACTTAGTTCAAATAGGTGTTCAAATGGCTATGAACTACGCTAAACAACAAATACTAGGTACAGCGACTGTTGCAGCTACTACAGCAGCAGGAGTAGCAGGCGCAGCGGCTAGTGCAGCGGCTTGGGCACCAGCAGCAGCTATGGCTTCATTAGCGTCATTTGGAGCTAACGCAGCGCCAGCAATGACAGGTATTTCTTCGACAGTTGGTTTAGCTAAAGCACTTTCACTCCCTATGGCTGAAAAAGGTGGACCAATATCTGGTCCTACACTTGTAGGTGAAGCAGGACCTGAAATATTCGTCCCTAAGGGCGCTGGAACGGTTATACCTAATGATAAATTAGGTGGCGGTGGAGACACAGTAAATGTTTCTTTTAACATTAATGCAAATGACTCTAGAGGATTTGACCAGTTGTTACAACAAAGACGCGGTATGATAGTAAACATGGTTAATCAAGCTATGAATGATAGAGGCAGAACAGGGGTTACATCATGACAACATTAACATGGCCTCAACAACCATCTAATCCTGAATTTAACTCTATAAATATTAAGACGAACATACCCACAGTTAAATCTGAGTCGCTAAGTGGTAGAGTACAAGTAAGACAACTAGGTTCGCAGAAGTGGAGTATGACACTGTCTTACCCACCTATGACTAGATCAGAGTTTGTACCGATTATGACGACTATAATGCAATTGAGAGGGTCATATGGTAAATTCACAGTTAAGTTACCTATACTTAGTACGTCACAAAGCTCAGCAAGTGGTAGTTGGAAAGCAGATGGCACGTATGCAAGCGGAATTAGTTCTATAACATGTACAGGCGGCTCAGGTGATTTAGCAGCAGGCGACTTCGTTAAGTTTTCCAACCATAGTAAAGTATACATGATAGTTGGTTGGGTAAATACTACAAATGTCATGACTATTGAACCTCCATTAGTAGAAAGTGTAACGGGTACGTCTACGCTAACGTATAACGATGTACCTTTTACGGCTAGTTTGAATTCAGATCAGCAAGAGTTTCCAGTAGGCACAGAGGGTTTATTTAGATACGAAGTGGATATTGTAGAGGTACTATGAGAAATATACCCGCATCCATAGTCGCTGAGTTATCTAAGGACAGATTTAAATCTGGTCACATAGTAGACATAACGTTTACAAATGGATCAGCAACAAATACATATTACTTGTCTGATCTATCTCAATCAATTACGTATAACACACAGAATTACTCACCATCAGGTAATTTACTAGGTATAGGATCTCCTAGTGAATCTTCTGACGTCAGAGTAGGCGAGATTTCTATCACATTGTCAGCAGTTAATCAAGCATTTTTAACAATGTTTTTGGGTGCAAACCAAATAGGTCAACCTGTCGTTATTAGTAGAGTGTATATAGATGATAACGGAGCGTTAATCGGCGGATTTCCGATTTACTCGGGTAATATATCTACATACGCTTTAAGTGAATCAGATAATAGATCTGTAGTACAAGTTAGCGTATCAAGTCATTGGGCTGACTTTGAAAGAGTTGCAGGGCGAAGGACTAATAATAATGATCAACACAGGTATTTTCCTAGCGACGATGGATTTGAGTTTGCT